TCCAAGTTCGTGAACTTTGTCTATGGGTTGGACTTTGGATACAATCACCCTACAGCTCTCATGCGAGTATATTGGTGTGACAATGATATCTACATCGAGCCGGTCATCTACGAGAGCTACCTGACAACCACAAACCTGATTGACCGAATGGACCACCTCCATGTGGAGAAGCACATCACCATCATGGCTGACTACTCAAGACCTGAGATCATTGCCGAGATGAACAATGCAGGATACGATGTGCAGAATGCCAACAAGGTGGTCAAGAAAGGTATCGACAACATCAAGACCTTCGGAGTGACCTGTGAGGATGATTTGAAGCTAAAGAAGGAGTATGAGAACTACAAGTGGAAAAAAGTGGGTGACTTCATCACTGATGAGCCTGTGAAGCTCTTCGATGATGCTATGGATGCCATCCGATATGCAACTACTCACATACGTCAACAGTACTACACAGATGATTCATACTTCGCGTTCTAAACACATTTAGCATTTTACTAATATATATATAAACAAAATTAACTATGGGAACAAATTTAATGGGCGAGTTAGTCGCTGACCAGGGCACAATCATTTTAAATGACACAACTGAGGTAATCAAGACAATTGATAGAATCGTAGTACTTGAGAACACTGAATTTACTTATATTAATGTCAATAATCATGATGTCACGTCAGATTACATTGCAGATAAAACTACACCAGTGAGGGCAGGAGCAATCATCACACCAATCGATGATTTGCAGTTCAATGGTGTGCAGTTAACGAGTGGCTCTGTTGTTTTAGTACTCGGATAATGTACGGATACGGATACAGCCTGTACAACAGGACAACCAACAGAGTTTGAAATAGTAACACCACCATTCCCTAATGTATGAGCCAATCAATCATAGCACAACCGCAGACATTCTTACCGGCATACAATCCAACCAAGTTCATTGTTGATTCAACCAATAGCAATGCGACAGGATTCAAGTATATATTTCAGGTATTTGATTTAGGTACAGGCAATAAAGTAGCGGAGTACAAAACACTACCTTTGTACAGCACAGGCTATGGTGAGATAGACCTATCCAAACTACTTCAGACGCAAGTATCATGGGACTTGGACACAACAAGCACATCCTGGTATGATGCTCCCAATTCGATATTTAGTTATCACCTTGAGGTGGGTGAGGAGCAGGTGGCTGAGTATCCATACACTGCAAGTTTAATCACCAACGCAGGAAATACAGAAATCACTGCAACCAATGTATTCATTGCCGGTGATCAGGTAGTCATCACACAGGCTGACCTTGGGGTTGCCAATCCATTGCTTGAAGGACTGCATACAATAGTCAGTGCAACAGGCTCATCATTCACTGTGAATGTTGCGTTCTCATCCATCACTGACATCACTATTGATGGGACTGTGAAGTACGCTGACAACCGAAAGGTCATCACATACAATGTGACTACATTCTCAGCGAGACAAGCATACAACGCAGCATTCAGATGGGTGGATTGGTCAGTGTATGATGAGAATGACTATGATTTAACTATCTCAGGTAATGAATGGCTAACCAATCAACCAAGTGAGTTCAGTGCGACTCTTGGTCAGGACATCTACCTGAATGTTCGCAATCCATACACCACCGATGATGTGTATTTTGTCAACAGCAATAGTGCTATCTTTTACAAGTCATTAAATAACTCAGGATCAAATATCACACAGATTCCTGTTGGACCATACAACTTTGGTGCATTAACAGGTGTAGGTCAGCTCATAGATAACACTGTAACATATTACGATATCTACTATCAACAGGCAGGAAGTAACAATTCTGTGACTTACCGAATCAACCTGGACCGCAGAACTTCCAATACAGAATATCAGATATTATTCCTTGACCGAATGGGATCATTCTCATCATTCGCCTTCCAACTCAAGTCATATGACAAGGGTGAGGTGACAAGGGAGATATACAACAAGGATGTGGAAGGTTATGTAACAGAGAGTGCTGAATGGAACTACAACACTGAGGAGATGGGATTCACACAGCTCAACTTGAATGTTGTCAAGTCACTTGATTTGAATACCAATTTTATGAGTGAAGCAGATGGGCAGTACTTTGAGGAACTCATCACATCACCGATGACATTCATCAGAGAGGTGAACTATACCTGTGGAGATACCTTGATAGCAACTCCAGGTACTTACCAACCATGCATTGTGCAAAACAATCAGTACGAAGTATTTCAACAACGCAACAAAAACTTAATCAAGCAAAGCATTACGGTTAAATTATCGAATCAAGACAATATCAATGGTTAGGATTCAACTTGAGACAGGTTACCTTGATGTAAAGGAAGGTAGCTCATTTCCATTGAACTTCTCAGTGGGTGACATTCGTGACCTATCCAAGCGAAATGGTACGTTCTCCAAGACCATCACATTGATTGGTAGCAAGAACAACCATCAGCTACTCAATCATTACTACGATGTAAATATCCAGGAAGGGACATTTAACATCAACACCATCACTCGCTGTTCCATCATTGAGAATGACATCCCCATCATTGAGGATGCACTCATGCAGTTGGTCAATGTACGCAAGTCACAGGTCACAGATGCATATGAGCAGATGGTTGAGTACGATGTCCTAATCAAAGATACACAGGCAGAGTTTTACACTGCAATCACCAACAAGGAGCTTACTGACTTGGACTTCACTGACCTCAACCACCCGCATTGGGACTCGACAACTATATACAACTCATTTGTGCATACAGTTGCTGATGGATACAAGTATCTGCTCCCATACAAGAATATACCTGAATACAGTATAAATGAGCTCAAACCTGCCATCTATGCTCAACTATATCTTGACCGGATATTCAGCACAGCAGGATTCACATACGAATGGACTGGCTTGACTGCTGCCCATTTCGACAAGCTACTCATCCCATACAATGGAGATGTGAATAATTTTGATTACAATGATTATTTGGTTGAGGCTACTAACACCTGGACCACATCCTATGTGCAACCGAGTGGATTGAACATTTCATTCGATGAGGTCATAACAGGATGGACTGAGGTCACTGATTTACAGTCACTATTTGATCCCATTACAGCAGAATACACCACACCATTCTATTCCAATGCAGGAGCAGGACAGTTCTATGAGTATAAGTTAGCTATTGCAGGAAGTATCATCTTGGACAATACCTACTCGCAGACAATGACACTTGTCCCTTTGATTTTTGGAAGTGGATTCAACAGATACAGAGTCAGAGTCAGAGTCAATGTGGCAGGATATGATCATGGATATATCTATGGCACACCAATTACTGTGGCATACACAACAGGCTCACCACTTGGTACTGGTCAGAACACAATACTTGGATTCTCTGAGGTCTTGGACTTTGGAGCATTTTTCAATACAGCAGTTGGTCCTCCAGGAATCAATGCATCTGACATTCAAATCATGGATGTAGGTGTTGAGGTAGTTTCTTGTTTGGATGCATTAGGAACAAGTGTGACACCATTTGGATATCTAAATAGTTTTTTAGGCACAACATCAGGTACTGGAATTGTCAATGTCATCCTTGACTTGTCATCCATCAACCTCAAGATAACACCATCAGCCAACATACAAGTGGCAGGTGGTATTCAAGACATGAATACATTCATTCCGCTGAAGATTAAGCAATCAGATTTCGTGAAGTCAATCTTCCAAATGTACAACCTATATGTTGAGATTGATGAGGACCAACCAAACAATCTAATCTTCCGACACAGAGATGAGTTTTATGACAATGGAACTGAGAAGGATTGGACCTATAAACTAATGAAGGAGAAGGAGCAGAACTTGTTATTCCTTCCTGATGTAACCAACAAGAAACTCAAGCTCACATACAAGGCAGACACTGACTCAGCGAATCAGGTGTACACTCAAATGACTAATGAGATATACGGTCAACTTGAGTACACCTTCGACAACGAATATGTCAAGGGTACAGATACCAAGGAGCTGATATTCTCACCAACACCGGTGACTGTTACTCCATTTGGAGCATACGTGCCAATGATGAGTGGTCAAGCTCCCAAGAATAACATCCGTATCCTGTACGATGGTGGTCAGCAAAGTTGCAGTCAGTGGAATCTAATTGACTATGGTAGTGTGGGATTGTATGGTATCCAAGAGTATCCGATGTTGGGACATTTTGACAATGCATTGACTCCAACATTTGACATCAACTTTGCTGTGAATGACTTTTACTTTTACCAAGTACCTACATTGACAGCCAATAACCTGTACAATACCTACTGGAGAAGGACAGTCAACCAAATAAATGTGGGCAAGATGTTGACTGCATACTTCGATTTGAATGAATCGGATATTCAAACATTGAAACTCAATGACAAGATTCGCATTGACAACTCTTGGTGGAACATCAACAAGATAATGGACTACGATGCCAACAGTTATCAACCAACAAAGGTGGAGCTCATCTCAGTTGACTCCGAGATTGACTTTGCACCATTCCAAGAGGCTATTGGAAAACGAACTACAAGTACAACAACATCCTTGGCTCTTGATTACGCATTGAGTACGAATGCTGCTACCAACAACGTGGTGATGGCAGGTGGAGATGTGACCATACATGGTGAGGGTAACTCAGCTACACCAGGAGTGAGAGGCATGATCATCG